GCCAGGCTTCTATGTATTAAACTCGCATGACAAACTGCGACTTCTGATCCGCCGCTCGCTGTCGGATGTTGTTTTCCATCTAATTGACTGCTCAGGAGATTCAGGGGCGGATCAATCCCCCGGAAACACCCAATGTTCGCCGCCAGCACCACGCGATGCAGAGCCGGATGGGGCAATGGGCACACGAATTCAGCGAGGCGGTGACGAACCAGAGTTTCGATCTTCCAGCCTACGTCGGCGATTACACGGCTGTTTCCGGGTGGGCCAGATCATGAACCTCCTCAACCTTGCGCCAGAGCTTCAGGAGAAGCTGCTGTTCATGCCAGGAGCTGCGAGTGGGCGGGACGCGGTTACGGAGCGGGAGATGCGGGTGGTTTGTGACGTGGCGCTGTTGGAGAGGCAGCGAAGGATGCCCGCTGCTCGACTCCAGTTCCCCTCTCAATGAGATATCTTCTTTTGCTCAGGCAACATTCCATTCCGGAGGCGGCACTCATAAGACCCTTCCTCTCGGCATCGATTGACAATCGTTGTCTCTTCGACAGGATCTCCCATCGTCCAATACAGGAGCCCATCTTCGGCGAAGTAGGTTAAAATCCTGTCGTAAAAGCGTCTATCGGAGCTGTGTTCTCGAATGTGACGCACCAGCGCCTCAAAAAGGGCCGTGTCCACTCGATCCCGAACGATATACTCGTGTGGCCATTCCGGCATTGTTTTTGCAAAAGTCCATCGAGAGGTTCCGATCCGCCACCGTGGAAACAGGAGGAGTTGCTGTTTATGGCGGGTGTGGCGTCGGGGAAATGATTGTGCGGGATTGTGAATTGTGATGGGATGCTGAAATGCCTTTATCGGAATACCTTCAGAGCCTGGGAAATCTTAGTGATGTGAAGCGCAACATTCTACGCGAATTATGGGGTGCTGACGATATAGACTTCCCCAAGCCTTGGGTTTTGAGTTCTCGATTGCTGGAAATTACCGGCCAAAAATACTTTGATCGCCGCACAAGAGAGCTCCGAGACGAACTCGGTTGCGCTATTGAAACGGAAAACTATCACGGGGAACACAGATACCGCCTTACCTCGGAAGAATTGAATCCGGCAAACCCCCGATTTTATCTTTCTGAAGCGGAGAAGCGAATGCTTTTTAGTCGCTACAACTACACATGCCAGGTATGCGGACAGCGATTTTCTGCTGGTGTTCGCGGTATTCAGGCAGATCATAAAGTTCCATTGATTCGGGGTGGGTCCCATGCGTTTACAAACTGGCAGCCTGCATGCAACGAGTGCAATGTCGCAAAAAGGCGTGCATGCGCTGGGTGCCAGGAAGATTGCCAGCAATGCCCGTGGGCTTTCCCTGAGAGAGTAGGACAGCTAACGCTTGTGCGGATTCCTCGTGAGACGCTTGGTGTTCTTGAAAGCCGTGCAGGGGGGAGTATAAAACTTCTGGAAGAGGAAATTATCAAGATCCTCATCGAAGCAACAAAACCACCTTCGTCGGGAAGCTAGCCAACGGCACCAGCAAAAACAGTCAAATGTTCTCGTTCGACATGGGCGGAAAATAGGGCAAGCTGAGACTCATTCGGTTTCCCCTTTTTCAGCAAAGCGAGACGAATGGCATTGCCGACAGCCCTTGCGACTGGAGGGGGAAAAGCATTTCCGACTTGTCGATAGGCTGCTGTCTTTCGGCCGGTAAAAGCCCAGTCGTCTGGGAACCCCTGAATGCGGGCAGCCATACGTGTTGTGAGGCGCGGCATTCCGTGTATCGGAAAATCCGGTCCAGGCGGATTGTCAACAATGCCAATTCCGTCTACTCCCAACTCTGCCCATTGGCGTCTAGCGCGTGTAGGTCCCAGATCAGGACCGCCATGTTTTTTTGATCCGCCCACGATAGTGGGAGCAACTTTCCCCGCTTTTTTAACCCATTCATTCACACCCAACCAGTCATTCGCCCCCAAAAGATCAGCAATGGCATCGGCCACAGTTGTTTTGGTTTTGAGTGGTTCTGGCCAGTGAAAAAATGGCGCATACTCCTTGCGAACCCCGACCAAAATAAATCGTGGGCGAAGCTGAGGAACTCCATAATCGCAGGCGTTGAGGACTCGCCAATCGACAGAATATCCAAGCGATATGATTTTTTTTAGGATGCTGAGGCGATATTCTCGAAATTTATCTTTAGAAAACCCAGAAACATTTTCCAGCATCACTGCACGCGGCGCAATCTCCTCAACCAACCTGAGGGCTTCTGGAAAAAGGTCACGCTCGTCTGCCGCACCAAGCTGCTTACCAGCGATCGAAAAAGGAGGACATGGGACGCCTCCGGCCAAAAGGTCTACGCCGTGGTAATCGGCTCCCGAAAACTCTCGGATATCTCCCTGTAATACATTCCACGAGGGACGATTTGCCCTCAACGTAGCGCAGGCGTATCCGTCGATCTCCACGAGTGCGCTATGAGTAAAACCCGCCTGCTCCAATCCCACAGCTTGACCACCTGCGCCAGCGCATATCTCCACTGAGGTCAGTGGGGAATTTGAATGGCGTTTTTGCATGTCGTAACTCCTGCTCCAATGAGGCAAAATTAGCAACGGAAAAGATGAGGATTACGCCCTGTCTTCATCAGTAAAATCCGCCGCCCTCCAAAGGTAAAGCGCCGCCATGGTCCGGTGCGGAGACCAGCGTTTGCCGTGCCGCGCCAACTGCTCTGGCTCTGGCATTTTCCGTTTCCTGTGAGAGATCAGAAAACCTTTGCGTACCCCGAGATCATGAACGGGGAGCACGTCTGGTCGCCCGAGATTGAAGATGAGGAGCATCTCGACAGTCCATCGCCCGATTCCTTTGATGGCAGTCAGCCTCTCCACGATCTCATCGTCCGTCATCCCGTCGCACTCGTCGATCGAAGGCACATCCCCGTCATTGGCCTTCTGCGCCAGGTCGAGGATGTAGCTGGCCTTGGGACGGGAAAGCCCGGCGGTTCGCAGAATTTCCGGCGTCACCTGTATGACGTCTTGAGCAGCGGGGAAGGGGAAGCGTCCGGTTCTGAAAAGCGCCTGGAACCGTCTGAGAATCGTCCCGGCAGCCGTTCCGCTCAACTGCTGGTGAACGATGGAGTGGACGAGGGACTCAAACGGGGGAAGCCGTCTTGGGCAATGCTGGATCGGGCCGATCTTCTCAATCAGCCGCGCCATTACCGGGTCGGCGCGGAGGTGGTCTATGGCGCGTTTGTTCAAAGTTGATTTCAAAGGTTAACCCCTGCTGATTTAACGGAAACTGACCCGAGCAAGGGGGTTCGGATACAAAGCTCCCGCCGACGCTTAATGACGACGACGGTTGCTTTCGATGGCTCCACCCGAAAGGATCTTGGGATTTCCTGTCGAGACACCTTCGAGATTCCTACTGTCTCCGCCCATCGGCTGACCCGTAGGGTTGTGGAGTGGCGAGAAGACGCTCCCATCGCGCTTTTTCAGTTGCGCTAAGCGCTTCCGAAGTTGCTTTCGTGTCTTCCACATAGAAATGTTTTTAATCTCAAACTCTTCCGAAGTCAATTCGCAGAGTCTGCCCGTCGTGACTCGATATTCAGCCGCTGAAATGTGGATCCAATCGTCATGGTTGCCGTACCCGCCTGGAAGGATTCGGAACGCACCGTCCTCACAACTTCCCCAAAAACTTCAGTAAGCCCAGCACGCCCAGCACGATTCACAGCGACGTGCCTACGGCGATCAAGCGGATTGCCTTTCGCTCGAACTTATCGAACCGGTCGCAAAGCCCGCGAAGCTGGTTTTTCATTCCATTGCGGTCGTGCTCGCCTCTTACCACGATTTCCAGGGCGGGGAGGCGGAGGTCGGCGCTGTGATTGGCGCAAAGCGTCAATCTTTCTGCGTGCGCCTCACGTCAAGAAGTGGACGAGCCAGTCCCATGGGGCTGTCGTCGCGACCAAGTTCACTGCTGGCAGCCAAAATGCGATTATAGATCGAGTTGGCGCAGCTACTCGCATTCTCCGCTTCAATCACCGTGGGATTGCGGTGCTTGGAATAATTCACCGGCTCGGCATGTTCCAAACGCTTGCCATACTCCGCGCTCATCGCTGCGATGATTGGTTCGATGAATGGCAGCAGCACTTTGCCTGCCTCTGTGCTAACCTTGCACCGGAGATCGGCATAGGCACGGCGCAATAAGGCGTAGCGGGCGGCGACGAGAAGCCGGTTGGCAGTGGCCAGAAGCGCACGCTGGTTCGCATCGTCGGGATTTTCGAGGAAGGCGTTGTAGGCGGCCTCATGATCGGCTGGGATATTTGCGTCTGCATATCTGCGTTCGCAGTTTCGCCAGTGCTCCCATCGATCTTCCAGAGTGCGGAGGGTAGCAACGGTGTCTTTGTTCAAGAACGGAAGCTTTAGGGTTTTGAGAATGGAAAGGAAGTGGTCGTCGAGTGCCATGATAGGATAGTGGGTTGATGTTTCACCCATGGGGGCGTGTCAACTTGTGAGCGCCGTGCTCGGAATTTCAAATACGCCAGATGCCGTGTCCCGCCTCGATTCCGATGAAAAAATGACTATCGGTTTAACCGACAGTCATTCTGGCCAACGAGGTGGGGCTCAATCCCTGACCGCAATCGTGCCCGCGATAACCACCCTGAATGCCGAACTCCTCCGTGATGCGTGCGGTCAGAGCTTCGTCAACCAGGCGGGCGGCACCCGCCCATCGCTCCGCCGCTCCCGCGAAGGAGTGGAGGGACTGGACGAGCGCGACCTGCTGCGCGGGCGAGAGTTTCACGCCGCTACGCCGTGGCGTAGGACGTCGATCTGAACGTCAGTGAGGTCGGCGGGCTTGCCGTGGCGCTCCCAAGTCGCGGGGTTGCGCCCGAAGCCAAGCTGGACTGAGAGGCTGGCTTTGGGCATGACGATCTCGTGGGCATGGAAGATGCGCGCGGCTTCTTCATGCTTCACTCCGGCTTTGCCGAGTGCCTTTGCCACCGCGCAGGCGGAAAACCCCATGATACGATTGAGCTTCGTGCCCTGGGGCCGTCCGGCTGTTGGTGCTGGCTGCTCTTCAACCGGCGCAGGCTGTTCAACGGGGGCGGGTTGCGGCGGCGAAACGGGTTGCACGGGCTCAGGCGCTGGCGTGGGTGCGCTCGCCGTGGCCAACGCGGTGAACGATTTGATCGTGGCATGGCGACCCCGACCTTCAAAGGTGACTTTGCCGTATTCGAGTTTCCCGCTGCACCCGGCCAGCGTGTCGAGGTTGTTGATTTTGTCGATGACCGGCTTCCGGCCCGATGCCGTGTAGCGGAAGTGAGATGCACCACGAGGGATGGGATGCGTGGTTTTGATAGATGCCGTGGTGGCGTTGGATGCGATGGTGATGTTCATGGTGTGTGTTGGTTGAGATTTATTCATCGTCGTCATCTTCCAGCGCGGGATTAGCCTGCGCGGATTGAACGATGGTGATTTGAAATTCGCTGCCGTCTTTCATGCGGAACACCACGCCCCGGTTGCGGGTCATGATGCCGTGGTCTTCGAAAGAGGCGGCGCTTTTGAGTTGGTCGATGATGGAGTCGCCGTCTTCGCCGGTCTGGTATTCCAGTTCGAGGAGGGTGGTTTCGATGTCGTGCTCGGTCATAGTGTTATTTCCCTTCTGATTTTCCCGCCTGCCGCCCAGCGTTGTATGCGGCTTCGAGCGCCTCGCGAATTTCCCAAACGGCCAATTCGTGAAAATCAAGGCTGTCCATCCTGCGGGTTTCGAGTGTTTCCAAATCGAGTATTTCGCGGGCGATCTTCGCGGCGTAGGGCTGGGCTTTTGCGGTGGCGGTTGATTTCGTTTTCATGGTCATGTATTCGCTCTATCCGGGGAGGATATGAAGGTATTAAGATCGCTTTATTTACAGCTCGCCGGGGCCAGTAGGCGCGGCTTTTGATTGAAGCGCATTCCCCTTCCAGACCAGTAGATGCGAGGGTTCCTGTCGCACCATGCCCTTGCGAACGAGCACGCCGATGATGCCCTCATAGGTTTCCAAATTCATGTGGCCCATGAGCCGGGCGTAAAGATGGCCGCTCGGCACGCTGCCCAAATCCCTGATGGTCTCAGCAACGGCGGCAACGATGTTCGCTGTGGCAGCGATGCGTTTCTGGTCGGTCGATTCGGTGGTGGCGTTCATAAAAATCAAGCGTAGAAAGCTTCGTCCGTCGTGTTGATGGCGACGCGGCTGAATTCCCGCACGTCCCGCTTCCATTGGCCATAAAGCGACCCAAGCACCTCTTCAATGCGCTTCGGGGTTGCCTCATTGCAGACATCAGCCAGATGCCGACCCAGCCGGGAATCCAGAAACCGCCGGGCGGCTGGCAGTTCCATCTTGAGGCGCTTCGCGGTGAAGCGCACCGCGTGGTCAAAAGCATCAGCGGCTTCGGAGTCGCTCAGTTTCAGGTTCTCTTGGATGGTGTGATGGAATCCCCAAGATTCGATTCCCGTGGCGATTTTCGCGGTGGCGTTTGCGGTTGCTGCTTTGTTCGTTTTCATGGTGCTGTGATGCTCCTTTTTCCGAATATCATCGAGTTATCTAATAACCTTTAGTATCAGTTGTTTAGAGCATCAGGCACGGCGTTTGATTCGCTGGCGGCGGTGAACGCGTCGGAGATTTTCAACCAACCCGTGCGGGTGTTTTGGTTCCAGAATTCAGGGAGCTTGAAGTGGGCTGTGTCGGCACCGGGCGTGCTCCGCATCAGTTCCTTGACGATCTCGCGGGCCTCTTCCGGACTCCCCACTTCCCTGATGGTTTCAAGCAGAACGTCGCAGTATGATCCGCTGCGGTGGGTGATGGGCGTGTGCCCTATTGCAGACCAGATTATGATTTCGGCTTTCATGCTGGCGTTGGTGGTTGGCGTCGTTTTCATTGGTGCTGTGATCACTCTTTTTCTGAGAATCCTCCACTTATGAATGTGACTTTATCTGCGGGCATCCAGGCGCGGTTGGCACAGCTGTTGTTACTTGCTATCACCCGGTTCCGGGCTGATGGATTCAGCCCCGATCAACTTGGTCATGAACCCAGCCGCCACCGCCATGCTTTCTGCATCAAGGTAGTGGTTGTCGCGGTCGCCGATCTGTTTCCATACCCATTTGCCGCTCTTCTCCTGGACCCGATGCTCGCTCTGCATCTGTGCCAGGTAGCCGCAGTCCACGAACACCAGCGAGGGGTGGATATTGAAACGCTCTTGGATAGCCTCCAGATCGTCGAACGTCAGGATTTTCTCGTTCCAGATCAGCCGGGATGAGCCGTCGACCGCCCACGACCGCACAATGACAAACAAACAGTCCCTTTGTACGTCCGCGCAGAGCATGCGGAGGGGAACAGCGTGTTCGGGATGGGGCGGCGGCTGGATGCGCCCACGGGTATCGATGCGCGCTTCCTCTTCCCACAACTCCCCGCGCTTGTAACCGCTGGGAGCAATTTCCAAGTCCAAATCGTCCGGCTGATCCCGCCACGCCAGCGCGAGCCGCTTTTGGAAAAACTGAGCCAAGAGCGATGTGTCGCCCTGGCGCGCCGCCATCTTCGCCCGGAGATACAATTCCGCCAGTGCTCCCCACGGCATCGTTGCCAGAGCGTTCCAGTGGAACCCAACGTTCGCCTTCGCCGCTTTCGGGTTCTGGGCGACAAACTGGCCGGTGGCATTCAACCGCCGCCGCATATCGTCGCCATCGGGTAAATAGGCATTGCAGCCCTCGCACCGCAGCGCCGTCGTTTCATGGACGCGGGCGAAATCATACTGGCCGTTCTCGTCCCGGCAGTCTTTGCTCCACTCGATATTCTCCCACTTGAACGGCTGCCGGTGACCGCACTGTGGACACGCAAACATCCATTCCCGTTGATCCGTCATTTCAAACTTCCGGTGAATGTCGTCCCCCTCAACACCGCCCTGGGAGGAAAAGATGCATTTGCCCAACCACCCGAATGCGGTCACGCGCGCCTCGGCTTCCGCCAGGTGCCCGCTCGGGAACTGCCAGCACTCATCGGCCAGCAAGTAGCGAATCGAACGGCGCTGGAGATTGGTCCGGTTGTGCGCCCCAAGCATCCAAAGCGTCATGCCATTGGCAAAATGGATCGTCGTGTTCCGTTTCTTATGCCGGTTGGCCGGATACAGCCGCCGCACCGGTTCGCACGCGTCGAAAAGTTTCTGGAGCCGAGCCTCGCTTTGATCCTTGGCATCCTCATCTGTTTCATTCAACCACAGGGCCGGGCCCGGCATGTTGGCGACGATGTAAGCCAGCGCGATCTCCATCACCATCGTCTTGCTCGCCTGGACCGCAGCGATAATTGTCACCAGCCGCACCCGAGGATCGGTGATCGCTTCAAACACATCCCGGATCTGCAACGAGTTCTCAATGCGGAACGCTCCCGGTTGTGGCGAATACGGAATCGAGCGGATATGTTCCTCGGCCCACTGCCAGATGGGACGGCGGTCGGGCGGTTCGCACACGCCCCTCCACATGCCGGAATACAGGTTCATTCAATGGAGGCCGCTTCGCGCAGGACTGCGTCGAGCGCGTTCTGGTTGATCTGCTGGATGTCTACCGCGTCGTGCCCGACATAAAGGGGCGGCAGTTCCAGCGTCAGCTTCGCATAAAGCAGATTCTTCAAGAGCGCCATGCGCCGGTGCCACTCGCCTTCCACCTCGGCTTTAAGAAGGTAGAGCCCCTTCTTGAGCGCCACCCGCAGTTCCCGGTCCTCAATCTCGGCCAGTGTTTTGCGTGCTCGCAGGGCGGCAACATCCACCTCGCTCGCCACCTTCGCAGCTTTCAACCCGCGCCCCCGGACGAACTCGCGCCACGCGACAACGTCATACGAGCCGTTGGGGGCTGCCGGTGGTGCTCCCTCCAGTTTCTGCCAGCGGGTGACCTGGCGGCGACCGGCTCCAAGCAGCACGGCCAGCTCAACCGCCGTCTTCGCTGTCGTCACGGAGTCATTGCATCCGGCGGCTTTGGCGACAACCCGCGCGTGTTCAGCTGGGGAGAGTGTTTTTCCCGAGGCGCTCTTACGCAGGATATTTTTCAAGTCCGCGTCGAGAATCTTGGCGTAAACTTCAGGCGAAATGTGTTCCATGCCTGAGGCGTGATGTCAAATGTCCCACATTGCAGACCGCGAACGGTCAAATGTCCCACATTGACGGGAGGCGTTTTACAGAGAAAAAGCGGTTCAAAAGGCACGCTGAAAAGTGGGACATCTGAAAATGAGGTTCTCTCTTAACCTCATGACTGGACAGGCCAACCCGGAGAGCCTTTATTGGAACAGGGACCCCGAAAAGTCTGTAACATGCTGCCGTTCTAGTAGTTGTGACTCCTGGATGTTTGTTATTGGGTCGTGTAGGGAGAGAGTGAGTAACGTCAGAAGATTACAAGGTAAGAACTGATAAGCTTCGAAGCGCTTGTTGCTGTGTGATGCTCGTCCACGAGGGAGGCGAGGCGTTGCTGCGAGACTTGTGGTGTTGGTCACAACCAATGCGCGGTGTCAACTGCTCGCGCGTCGATGGAATGTCCGGCGCAAAAAGGGGTAAGAGTTTCGAACATCCTTGCGCGAGGATTGCCGTCGGTATTGGCTACAGTAAACAGCCCGTTGGGGGTGGGTGTTTTTCACCCATCCCTTCGCCATGCCCTATGCTGAACATAGCCCTCGCCATCGCGCCATGCTGGCCCGTGGTGGCTACTTACCCACTCCGAGGGTGATGGGAGCGGATGGCGTCAAAAGGGGTTGCTTCAACTCCGCCCCTTTCGCTCCGGGTTCCAAGCAAGGGTGTATGTTTAATATATACCCTTCACCCCGTGAACCTGCTGTCGGTTAAAGCGACGGCAGGCCGTGGCCCGGAGGCGTTCACAACATGAAGTCGAAAAGCTGACCCTCGGTTCAATCTAGGGTCAGAGATCCCGCTTCCCAAGGGAATCGAAACCCCCGAGCCCCTTTCCGTAAGCTGAAAACTCCCGCGCCACGAACAACAGTGAAAGACTCGTCAAAGAAAGGAAGTTGGGACACTTGGGACGGCAAACGGCCACACCTTTATATTAGCTATTTTCATTTTATTTCCGTTTTCTTAATTCCTGAAATTAAATTGTTTTTACCATTGTATAGATTGATGAAGTGGTGTCCCAAGTGTCCCAAGTTCTGAATCACTACAGCTCTTTCGTCTCTGTTCATGGGACTTTGCTTGAGGGGTTTCGGAAATCGCTACAGCGAGGCAATCACCACCGGAGCCAACAAAGGATGTCGGTTAAAGCTACACCCTTTCCGAATTCTTCCAGTGCAGGCACAATCCAATTCTACCCGCACGAATACACGCGCCTCAAATGGGCACTCCGCACCTTTGATGATCGGCGGCCTCTCCCGCTGCAGCCACACAATCACGCCACGCTGACCCGTGGGGGCTTTCAACCACAAAACAATGCATGCATGCCGGTTGGCATCAAGCGAGGCAACACAGCGATTCGCAGCCAACGGTGTTGATGGCCTTATCGAAAGTAACCCCATCACCAGTCACGACCCCGCCCGAGGGGTGTCGAAACTTTCGACGCCCTTTCCAAATTTAACCCGTGGGTGAAATTTGAATCACCTTCATCCCCTCTACCGAAAGCACGCTAGTCACGCCCCCAGCCCAGCTCTGCCCACGGTTTGCTCGTTTAGTTAACTAAACGACTACCCGGCTGCCGGGGGCTAAATGCCCGGTGGAGGTTATGAGCCAAAACCCCGGGTGCATTATTCTCAAGGGATCATAGCTCATATCCTAAAGGAATATGAGCCTATTGATCCTTTGGGGGATCAAAACCAGTTTTGAACGGTTATGATCCTTTTGAGCTATCCGGGGTTTTGACCCGCCGAAATCGGTGATCTGATTGCTCGACCAACCCATTCTCCCGGGCCTCTGCCAAGAGTCGTTTGAAGGTGGCCTCGCTCATGCAGAGAATCTGCAGGGCTGCTTCTGCCCAGTCTTTCCGGGTCAATGGGTTTACGTCCAAGATACATAACAGAGCGTCCACATCGAACTTCTTGGGTCTGCCTCCCTTTGCCCCGCGAAGTTCCGTGGCATCGGCACCCTCGTCCCGGGTCATGAGCGGGTGCAACCATTGAACGACGAAAGGCGTCACAGGCGGGAAGTTTCTCAAGATGGGCTCGACCACGTAACGATTCTCTTCCTGATGCCGTGTGAGCGTGAGGATCGTGTCCGGGTCGCGGGCGAAAACTCCGCTGCCGGAAATGCGGTCAATGGAATCCTTCGCGGCAGGATTGCCCTTGGCAAAATGGGAACCGAAAACCACCGCCGCGCCGGTTTTAATCGCCAGCTTCTCGATCTCGTTGAGCATGCCCGCGACTTCACCCGCGTTGTTTTCATCGCGTGCTCCTAATACCTTGTAGATCGGATCGACGACGATCAGGGAAAGGTCGAGGCCTTTGAGTTCGTCGGCCAGCTGCGACTGGATGGAACTGAGATCGGCGGCATGGCCCCGAAGGTTCCAGACGAAGAGATTGCCGGGAGGGATGATGATCTCCTTCGCTTGCGCCACATCCATGCAGCGTTGCCGGAAGAAATATTCCTGAATCTCCAGGTTGATGTAACAGACTTTTCCCTGCTGGGTCTCGAATCCCCACCACGGCGCTCCACAGGCCACGGACAGCGCCAAATCAACCAGCGTCCACGTTTTGAAGGATTTTGAGCCGCCGCCAAGCACCATCTTCGAGCCTCGGTGCAGGATGCCGGAGACCACGGTGTCGGGCGGATTCATGTTTTTCGAAGCAAACTGCTGCCACTCCACCACCGGAGGCAGTGGGACGAAATCCTTCTTCTCGGTTTCGGGCATTTCCTCGGTCCATGTCTCGTTCATTGCAGCACCCCCGGGTTGAAGAAGAATACCGTTTGGCGAACAGAGAAGCCGGTTTCAATGCGCCGCAGCCCCTCGGGCAATCGCACGAACTGGCACCGCGTCCAAGTGGCGGGATCGGCCCCGAGGGAGACGGCGTAACGCATGAACTTGCGGAGGCGCTCCTCCGGTTGCCCGGCGCACGGAAACCAACCATGGAGCGACTTACCTCCCGAATGCACGACCATCGCGAGCGGAGCCAACTCAGACAAACGCCAGAGCACGGAGGCGCAGACGTCGGCCACGCTGATCCCGTCGCTCGTTAGTTTTTGGATGAGAAGCGCGAGTGGCGTGAGCCTACCGTTGGTGGTTGCCGTGGGACTGAAATCGCATTCCACGACCAGATACCGACGCGGTCCCGTATTCTCCGAGGTGCGAGGGGAAATCGCCCCATCGCGCTTGCGCCGACCGCCCTCCGCCGTCATGGGACTGGGGACGATGAAGGAAAGCATGGAGAGTTGGCCCCGCCATTCCTCGCGGGTGCCAGTGCCGAAGACCTTGCTGGTCCGACCGCAACAAAGCAGCGGGTTGCCCGGAAAGAGCCGGTCGATTAGCTTCTCTGCCGTCGCGGATTCATCCAGCCGCACCGGCGAGCGCTCCCATAGATCGACGAGGTGAACGCCCTTGCGAACAACGGCCTCGATTTGCTCCACGTTCCGCTGCGGCCAGCGCTGGAAGGACTTTGCCGATGTGCCCGAATTGTCCGACGAACATGGAGACCCGGAAGCATAAGCCGCCGAGTTGCGGATGGCGTCCGGAATCTCGTGTGCTTCCAGATCCCGCCCACAACTAGCGGATGCCGCCTCTAACACAGCTACAATCTCCGTTTCAGGGAGATGGCGGTGCAGCGCCAACGCGCATCGGAAAAGCCATTGGTGAACGCCCCCGCCGGATGTGGGGCAGGCAGCCAACAGGTCGCGAACGTACCCGGGCAACGATGAGCTTTTGACATGCCCACTCATTGGCTGACCTCAGTGTGTGGGTTCAGTCCGATCTGGTCGTCGGAGCCGGGTGCCTCGCAAGGGGTGCCCGGTTTTTCTTTTGCCTTTTCCTTTTGCTGCCGTGCATGAGAAGCCTTGCGGGCTTTGCTGTAGGAGAGGCACGCCGTCTCGGTTTTCATCAGGATGTTCCGCACACCGGTCAGGCGGCAGAATTTCCGCACGATGGCCGAGAGGGCAGCCCGGGTGACATGGAGATGGGGCGCAAGGGCCGCGAGGGCTTGGTAATTAAATAAATCGGGGCGCAAGGTCCAAACGATGGAGCAGAAGCGCCGGAAACCTTGGGGGAGGTTGACGTTGCCGCTCTGGGTGCGCTCAAAACAGAAATTGAGCACCTCATTCATGATTTTGGCCATTACGGCGATTGCTTCTTCTTCGCTGATTTTGCTTTCTTCCGGCCCATCAATGGCGTCGGCTATATCGGGATGGTAGATCGGTTCGCGCTGGTGGTCGTCGTTCCAGCCGTAGCCGGATTGGGAGTGGTGGAGGTAGTTCATGGGAAATTAGTCTTTCTTCTGGGTGAGGGTTTCGAGGAGCGCCTTCCGAAGGCAAATCTCGACGTAGCTGCTTAGAGAGCGCCCATCGGTAAATGCCAAGCGCGAGGCTTGGGCGTGGACTTCTGGGCTCAACGTCATGTTAACGCGCCGCCGCTTGGTCGGTTTGTGAGGGTGACCGTCCGGTATAGTTGAAGTAATCATTCGGCAAGTTTACACACGCGGACACACGTGCA